ACAGGTGCAGTAGGTGATTTAACAGTGAGTACAGACTAATGGCAGGATTTACTTATAGCGGCTTAAAGACAGCAATTCAGAATTATTTAGATAATGATGAAACTACTTTTACCAGTACCTTAGATACTTTTATACAGCAGACCGAAGAACGGATTCTTAAATCCGTACAATTACCTGTGTTTCGAAAGAATTCAACGGGTTCAGGAACCTCGGGAAATACATACTTAGCGACGCCAACCGACTATTTGTCACCTTATAGCTTAGCGGTTGTAGATAGTGATAGTAACTATAGTTACTTATTACTGAAGCATGTAACCTGGATTCGAGATTATACCCCAGCAGTAGCCACAACAGGAGAACCCCTTTACTATGCTCAGTTTGATGACGATACATTTATCTTAGCCCCTACACCAAATAGTAACTTTACGTTTGAGCTACATTATTTTTATCGACCTGCTTCACTAACTGCTGCAGGTGATAGTGGGACAACCTGGCTTTCGACCAATGCGTCTAATGCCATGTTGTATGGTTGTTTAGTGGAAGGAGCAATTTTTATGAAAACGGCACCTGATGAAATTATGGTGTATGAACAAAAATTTAAAGAAGCTCTCGCAACACTGAAAGCACTAGGGGAGTCGAAAGATGTAAGGGATGAATCCCGATACGATAATGTAAGAATGGCACCACAATAATGCTAAAAGAACCTATATCCGAATTAGAAGGCAAGAATATTGCGATTATTGCTATGGGGAATAGTCAACTAGACTATCATAAAATGATCACCCATAGTAAAAAATTTGATGAAGTGTGGGCAATTAACGCTATGATTGGCGTTTTAAAAAGAGTTGATAGAGCTTTTGTCATGGATCCAGTTAGTCGCTTTTTTGATACAGACGATGCAGGAAATATGACGGATATGATGAAGGAAACGCTTCCTATAGTAGATTACCCAATATACACGTGTGAGTTGGATAAACGAGTTCCTGCTTTAGAAGAATACCCTATCAAAGCAGTTACTACAGATTTAGCATGTGGATATTTTAATAATACTATCTCTTATGCAATTGCTTTTGCACTATGGAATAAAGTAGGCGGTATTAGTATGTTTGGTGCTGATTTTACTTATAAGGGTAATTTATACTTTGCAGAGCAAGGACGAGGTTGTTGTGAATTTTGGTTGGCAAAATGTATAGACGCAGGTATTATTGTTCAAGTAGCTTTAACGTCGGGACTTTTAGACGCTGATGTACCGATTCAAGAAAAATTGTATGGGTATCATCGACTAGAAGATCCATATGTAACGTATATGGAAAAGGATGAATTAAAAATTTGTAAATGGTCAGAAGTTGAAAAACAACAAGCTATCCCTATAGGACTTGTTGGAAGACACGACGGACAAGTACAAGAAGGAATTGTGGAGCCTAAGAAATACTAATGTTTTCACTTAATTCAGAAACAGAAGTTGGAACTCTTGGGGTTACCACAACAGAACACAGAGGGCACACGATAGAGGAAATTGCGGAAATGGCAATTAATAAAATAATTTCTATCAGTAAAACAGCTCCTGCACCCATAAGGGAACAAGCTCATGTTTTTAAAGAAACATGCAAAAAGGTGATTACATATTATATGCAAGAAGCGGTGAATAACCACATGTGTACAATAGGCAATCAATTAGAGAAACAAGGTCAAAAAGACCTAGCTAATATTATTAGGAGACTATAATGGCAATAACACAAGCGATGTGCACGTCTTTCAAAAGTGAATTGATGACGGCGGTACATAACTTTGCGACAAACGGTAATACGTTTAAACTGGCTCTTTATACCAGTTCAGCTACTATGAGTGCTTCTACTACAGCGTATAGCACTAGCCAAGAAGCGACAGGAACCAATTACACAGCTAAAGGTGGTACTTTAACTAAAGTAGCTCCGACTACATCTGGAACGACAGCGTTCACGGATTTTGCTGATTTAACTTTTGGTACTTGTACGATTACGGCTAGAGGATGCATGATTTTCAACGACACGGCTTCTGGTGATCCAGCAGTTGCGGTTTTTGATTTTGGTGGAGATAAAACCTCCACAGCAGGAAGTTTTACAATTTCCTTCCCTACGGCAGATGCAAGTAACGCTGTAATTAGAATCGCTTAGTAAAGAATGGCTGGCTGGGGTCGGTCTACTTGGGGTTCAGGCACATGGGGTGAACCCGTTGAAGTTGACGTTACTGTAACCCTTACGGGGCTTGCAGGTACTTCTGCGTTAGGAACCGAAACCGTTACCTGTGATGCTAATGTAGCGGAAACAGGCGTAGCGGGCACAGGTTCTGTCGGTACGGTTGTTGCAACAGGTGCAGCGATTGTCACCGAAACAGGGGTAGTTGGTACTACCGCACTCGGCACAGAAACAGTCACTGGAGATGCTAATGTAGCAGAAACAGGAGTTGCTGGAACAGGAGCGGTCAGTTCACTTACTGTAACAGGAGCAGCCAATGTTTCTGAAACAGGAGTTGCGGGAACTAGCGCAGTTAGTAGCGTAACTGCGACAGGAGGAGCTAATGTAGCAGAAACAGGAGTAGCAGGAACAGGTGCCGTAGGTACGGTTGTAGCTAATGGAGTTGCTCTGGTAGGAGTTAGTGGTACTGCTTCTACAGTAGCACAAGGCGATGAAACGGTAACTGGGGACGCTAATGTTTATCCTACAGGATTAGCAGGAACTTCTGCTTTAGGAACTTTAAGTCTAGTAACTAATAATGTAATATCAGTTACGCAAGACGCCATGACCAGTGGTCTTGGTAGTTTAACGGTTACAACCCACGTAACTATTGCAATTACAGGAGTTTATGGCACAGGAGCAGTTAGCACCCTTACGGTTTGGGGCGAAATACAACCAGGACAAACGCCCGATTGGACGGGAGTTACTGACTCACAAAGCCCGAGTTGGAGCGAAGTTTCGGATTCACAAACTCCTGATTGGAAAGAAGTTGCTTAATAATTATGGAAATCATAGTATAATCATAGCGGAGAAAAATTATGGCAAGCACATATGTAAATAATCTAAGACTCGATGAAATGGCTACTGGTGACGGTAGCGGAACATGGGGCACAACGACAAATACGAATTTAACGCTTATAGCGGATGCTTTCGGTAGTGCGTCAACAGGGATCACGGGAACTTCCCACACGATTACTATACCTGATGGCACAGAAACGGATTCGGAAGCAAGAAGTATGGTATTGACCTTAACGGGATCTATTACCGCACTCAATACAGTTACTTTAGCTCCCAACACAGTTAGTAAAGTCTGGATAATCCAGAACTCTGCTGGTTACGCAGTTAGCCTTACCCAAGGCACAGGAGCCAATGTCGTAATACCGAATGGCGGTATTAAAATGGTGGTGGCTGACGGAGCAGGATCGGGTGCTGCAATTACTGACGTTTTAGATTTAACAGGTGGCACAGGCAACGTAGGACTCGGTAGCGGTAATTTAGGCACAGCCCTCACCACAGGTACGGACAACGTAGCGATAGGGGAAGCGTCACTGGATGCGGTCACTACTGGTTCTGACAACACCGCAGTAGGTGATAATGCTGGGGGTGCTTTAACCACAGGTGATTCTAATGTGGCTATTGGATCAGGTGCTTTATTGGTAGCAACAACTGCCAGCAACAATGTTGCGGTAGGAACTTCGGCTTTAACCGCTAATTCTTCTGGAACAGATAATGTAGCGGTTGGTGACTCGGCAGGTGATGCTGTCACCACTGGCTCAGATAATACTTTAATTGGTGATAATGCTGGTGGTGCTTTAACCACAGGCGGCAATAACGTAGCTATTGGTTCAGGAGCCTTATTAGTAGCCACAACGGCTGCTGATAATACCGCAGTAGGAACATCAGCTTTAGCAGCCAATAGTTCTGGAACAGACAACACAGCAATAGGCTATACAGCAGGAACTGCTATAACCACAGGTTCTAATAACACTTTTGTCGGAGATATTTCTGGATTAGCAGTTACTACTGGTGCTTCTAATACCGCAGTAGGAGCTGATTCTTTTAAAACTGCCACAACTGGGGATCATAATACAGCACTGGGTAAACAGGCATTAGAGGTAGCAACTACATCATCATATAATACAGCAGTAGGCTCAAGTTCTGGTGCAGCAGTAACTACAGGAGCAAATAATGTTTTAGTTGGTTATCTAGCTGGAACTGCAATCACAACAGGTGCTGGAAATACGGCAGTAGGTAAAAGTGCCTTAGATGCTACTACAACAGCAGACAACAACACAGCCGTTGGTTTAGATGCTTTAGGAGCAAACAGTACAGGGGCAGACAACACTGCTATTGGCTATAATGCTTTAACAGCGAATACTACTGCGAGTAACAATATTGCTATAGGAAGTTCAGCTTTATTAGCTAATACCACAGGTACAGAGAATCTTGCTATAGGAGCTGATGCTTTAAAAACAGTAACTACAGTAGATGGAAATGTTGCCATAGGCTATCGTGCTTTAGAAGATAGTGCTGTAGCTGATAATACTGCTGTTGGTAATGGTGCTATGCGAGAAAACACTACAGGCACAGCTAATGTTGGTCTTGGTGCTTATGCGTTAATGGTAAATACTACAGGTGCTTCTAATACAGGACTTGGTAGGAATGCTTTGGTAGCAAACACGACAGCATCAGACAACACAGCAGTGGGTGCTTATGCTTTAACAGCAAATACGACAGGTGCAGCTAACACAGCATTTGGATCAGAAGCATTAAAAGCTAATACAACAGGTGCTAAAAATGTTGCTGTAGGTGCTTCTGCTGGAACTGCCATTACCACAGGAAGTTATAATGTCTGTCTTGGTCCAGAATCTGGAGATTCCATTACTACAGGTGGTTATAATATTTGTATAGGAAGAGAAGCTGGTGCAGCACTAACGACAGGGGAAGAGAATGTAGCTATTGGTGGTAAAGCATTAGACGCTCAAACAACAGTTTCAAGTAATACAGCAGTTGGTTATTTTGCTTTAGGAGCAAACACATCTGGAACAACTAATACTGCTCTTGGTGCAAATTCTTTAGCAACAAACACGACAGGTGCTGGTAATACAGCAGTTGGTAAAGATGCTTTAACAACAAACACCACAGGTCAATATAACACAGCAGTTGGTTGGATTGCTTTAACAACAAATTCGACAGGTAACAATAACACAGCCTTTGGCAGAAGTGCTTTAGCAGCAAACACCACAGCTTCTGATAATACAGCCGTTGGTTATATATGTTTAAATACAAACTCGACAGGTGCAAGTAACACAGCCGTTGGATATGGTGCTTTATATAGTAATACGACAGGACCGAACAATACAGCAGTTGGTTACAATGCTTTAACAGCAAACACAACAGGAGATAGAAATGTTGCTGTGGGTAGAAATTCTTTAGATTCCGTTACAACTGGTGATGATAATGTTTTTGTTGGTGGTTATGCGGGAGATGCAATTACCACAGGAAGCAATAATACGGGAATTGGTAGGAATCCTTTAAATGGTCTTTCTACAGGATCAAACAACATAGGTATTGGCTATGACGCTGGTAACTCTGGTACTCCGGGTGGAACACTTACTGGAAGCAATACAGTATGTATAGGTAATGCAAGTATTTCTTCTGCTAATATTCAGGTTGATTGGACTATTGCTTCTGATAAACGAGATAAAACCGATGTCAGTCCTTTAGACTTAGGACTAGACTTTATTAACAAACTAGAACCAGTTACTTATCGTTGGGATAAGCGTAGTAGCTATAGTAAAGATCAAGATATAACTCCTGACGGAACACATAAGGAAGAACAACTGGAAGGTGGTTTTTTAGCACAGGATGTTGAAGTTATAGAAAACCAGTATGGTTATCAGCAGTCTGATAAGACTAATTTAATAACACATTTAAGCGATGATGGCATGATGTATGGAATTAAATATTCCAAATTAGTTCCTATGCTAACCAAAGCAATACAAGAACTCTCGGCAAAAGTCGAAGAATTAGAAAAACAACTTAATAATAAGGAGTAAAAAATGGCAGTAACTAAAACCTTAATCACAGCGATACCCTACAACAAGAGTAGTAAGGTGCAAAAGTGGGATTTAGGCATGAAGTATAATCAAGGCAGTAAAAGTGCAAGTCCTTCAACTTACTATGAAAGTGAGTTTAGTACAACTGTTGAGGCAACTGATCCAGTAACAGGTGCTACTAACTTCACGCCCAAAGCGGAAGGCAGTTGGACTTTAGCTGAATTGAAGGCTTTATGCCCTACGTCACATTGGGACATTGTATTTGCGAGTCAGTACGACAGCGTAATTACTAATCCCCCTGACGATCCAGTACCTGACCCAGATTACGTTATCCCTAGTTAAGCATGGCTTACGAAAGGGCAGATGGTCAAGGCGAAGTTGACATCTATACGATGCCAGCTTTGTTTATGCTGAAGGCTAAAATACCTGATAAGTTAGTAGATGGTTTAAACGATTATCTAGATGAATTATTGGAAGATGAGGAGAGAGAATCTTTAGCTAAAACTTTGGTGGGACAAATCCATCAGGGACAACAGCTTAATATTCCCCCTACTGATGATGAGCGTATTCAGCCTTATGTAGCGTATTTGTGTGATTTAGGAGCAACCTATATCAATCATTTTAGCCAGTCCACAGGGATTATGTTTAAGCACAATAAACAAATAGCTTTAGACGAACTCTGGTCGGTGCATAGTTTTGAGGGAGACTACAATCCCATTCACGATCACGGCACTAAGACTATTATGGGTATTTCTACAACTACATGGACTAAAGTACCGCAACAGGTATTAGACCAACCGACATCGGGAACGCCTGAGTACAGCTTATATAATGATTCAGGACACAGTGACGGCTGTTTAGCTTTTAGCTACGGCAGAAACAGTCTAATAGATACAGACAGGCTGTTTCCGCCACAAAGTTGCGTGGTTAAGCCAGAAATAGGAGTACAGTATATGTTCCCATCAGGCTTACAGCACATGGTATATCCTTTCTTCGGAGAGGGTGAGAGAAGAACAGTCGCAGCGAATTTGAATTGCTGGGACATACAGGAAAAACAATGACAGAAGAAGTAAAAGAAGAATATCAACATTGGGAAAAGGAAGAAGAAGTAAACCCTTTAATAACTACTAAATTGGCGTATGTAGATAACTTACAACAGGAAATACAGAACTTACAGGAACAAATGACTTCCTTACAGTATCAGTTGGATATTAGAGTAACGGCTTTAACAATGTACCAAAGTACGCTAGAAGTTAAAGAAGAATCCAAAGAAAATGGTGAAGATAAAGTTTAACAAAATAAAGAGGTAAAATTATGTTAATAATGATTGGATTGATAATAAGTGCAATAGTGTTTATTGCATCAGCAATTGCTGCTATTACACCCACACCTAAAGATGATAAATTGATAGGAAAACTATACAAAATCATCGATGTGTGTGCGTTAAATATTGGTAAAGCCAAAGATAAGCCAAAAAAGAAATAAATGGCTACCGCCGAAGAAGCATTTATAAAAGTAGAGGCACATGAAAAAGAATGTGCTATTCGCTACGAGCATATAGAAAAAAGACTAGAAGAAGGTTCAGAAAAGTTTAAACGACTTGAGTTAATTCTTTGGGGGCTTTATGGATTAATTGCTGCTTCTTTGGGGATAGATAAATTACTTTAAAACAATGCCCTTACAAAAGTTTATTTTTCGACCTGGAATAGATCGTGAAGGAACTGACTACTCCAATGAAGGGGGTTGGTTTGATGCGAACTTAGTTCGTTTCCGTAAAAATCTACCCGAAAAAATTGGGGGTTGGGCTAAAAACACTCTCAATACTTTTCAATCCACGGGTAGAGCATTACACGCATGGGTTAATTTAAGTTTAACTAAGTATTTAGGTTTAGGCACCACCTGGAAATATTACATTCAACAGGGGGATGTTTTTAATGATATAACTCCAATTCGAGCTACTACTTCCGCAGGGGATGTTACTTTTTCTGCGAGTAATGGGGACGCTACCCTTACTGTTACTGATGCTTCTCACGGAGCCGTAGAAAATGATTTTGTGACCTTTAGTGGTGCAGCTACTTTAGGCGGTCTTATCACTGCTACTGTATTGAACCAGGAATATCAAATAGCCACTATTGTTAATGCAAATAGTTACACTATAGAAGCCAAAGATACCGATGGAGATGAAGTGACGGCTAACAGCAGTGACAGTGGCAGCGGTGGAGGTTCTGTTGTTGGTGCGTATCAAATTAATGTCGGATTAGACGTTTATGTAGAATCTAGTGGGTGGGGAGCAGGTCTTTGGGGAGCAGGCACTTTTGGTAGCATAAGTGCGTTAAGTGATACTAATAATTTACGTCTGTGGTCGCACGATAATTTTGGTGAAGACTTAATAATGAACGTAAGAGCAGGTGGTATTTATTATTGGGACACCAGTGCGGATTCATTAGGCACGGATAGGGCAGTAGCTTTAAGTGCCCTCTCTGGGGCTAATTTAGCCCCGACTAAAGCCTTAGTTACTTTAGTCAGTGATATTGATAGGCACGTCGTTTGTTTTGGGGCGGATCCCATTTCAGGGAGTTCACGAACAGGTTCTTTAGACCCTATGTTTATTGCGTGGAGTGATCAGGAAAACGCAGCAGAATGGGAACCTAAATCTACTAATACTGCAGGTTCTTTTAGGCTTTCGGCAGGTTCTTCTATTATAGGAGCGATACGAGCAAGACAGGAAACATTGGTTTGGACCGATACTTCTATGTATTCTATGACATTTGTAGGTCAGCCCTTTACTTTTGCGACTAATTTAGTTAATGAAGGAGTGGGTCTAATTGGTCCAAATGCTGCTATTAATACACCCAAAGGGGTGTTTTGGATGGACAAAAAAGGGTTTTATAACTACACGGGACAAATTAATGACGTTCCCTGTAGTGTACAGAATTATGTGTTTAGCGACTTAGCCGAAGGACAATCGTTTCAAATCTTTGGGTTTTTAAATAAAGAGTTTGATGAAGTAGGTTGGTTTTATTGTTCCGAGGGAGAAACGGTAATTGATCGCTATGCGGTTTTTAATTACGATGAACAAGTTTGGAGTATTGGGCAATTAACTCGTACCGCCTGGATAGATGAGGGAATTTTTAATAACCCTATGGGAACGTACACCACGGCTGAGGTGGGGTATTTATATAACCATGAAACAGGAAACGACGCCGACGGTTCTCCCATGGATAACGTGTATATTCAATCCAGTGATTTTGATATAGACCCTGCAGGGGAAGAATTTCAACAAATACGACGTATTATTCCCGATATTAAATTTACAGGGAATGGAGGTTCGGGTCAAACGATTAATATTGTTTTAAAAAAGAGAAATTTCCCAGGGGAAAGTCTTTCCACTTCTTCTACTAATACCTGTACCGCTACTACCACCCAAATTAACACACGGTTACGTGCACGGCAGGCAGCATTACGCATAGAATCTGACGATGACGGTTCCTCAGGAACTAGACTAGGAGTAGGGTTTAGGGTAGGGGCAATGCGTATGGATTTACGTCCCACTGGCAGACGCTAATGGCTAAATTATTAGAAACTAAGCTACCCGTTGCGATAGGAGAACTTTCGCCTGAGACCTTTAACCGTTTGGTCAGAGTATTAGAGCTTAGTTTAAATAGAGTAGATATAGATTCCACCCTTTCTGTTAATGAATCTCAACGAAACATTAATAAATTTCAAGCAGGCGATGTTATTTGGAATTTATCCACCAGTCAATTGCAAGTGTGGACAGGGGCAACATGGGTAGATATTTATGCGGGAACGGAAAGAGGGGTCGAGGGAGTAAGTGGTTTAGGCAAATTAAGCGTTTCTACCAACGGGGCAACGGAGGTACTTATCCTATGAACATAGATAAATTAATGAAAGAGCTTATTATGGACGAGGGTTATAAGTATGAGATTTATTTAGATCATCTCGGTTATCCGACCATGGGAGTAGGGCATTTAATAACGGAAAAAGATGAAGAGTATGGAAAGATAATAGGAACTCCTGTTTCTGAGGACAGAGTCAAAGAATGCTTAGATAATGATATAAAAATTGTTTGTGAAGAATTGGACATGAAAGAGCCTTGGTGGAGGAATCTAAGTGATAATCGTCAGCGAGTAGTAGCCAATATGTGTTTTAATTTAGGTCATCCGCGTCTTAGTAAATTTAAAAACTTTATTCAGGCTATGCAAGTTTCTGATTGGGAACGGGCTGCTGTTGAAATGATGGATTCTAAATGGTCTGGTCAAGTGGGGGACAGAGCCGTACGACTAAGAGACAGGGTACTAAGAGGAGATGACTAGATGTACGAATATAAATGCAAAGTTAAAAGAGTGGTGGACGGTGACACTATGGATGTTATTCTTGATCTTGGCTTCGATGTTCATCATGCTGTTCGTGTTAGGATGGCTGGTATTGATACCCCTGAAAGCCGTACGCGAGACAAAGATGAAAAAGCACGTGGAAAACTTAGTAAAGCCTTTCTTAAAGAAAGTATTAAAGGGAAAAAGATTGTCTTAAAAACTAAAATAAAAGACTCTAAAGGAAAGTTTGGGCGAGTAATAGCGGAAGTTTGGGCGGAGTTCGAAAAGGGCAGTTTACGCAATATTAATGAGCTCATGATAAAAGAGTGTTACGCGGTAAAATACAACGCTGAAAATAAAGCCTTAGTAAAGGAAGCACATCTAGTAAATCGGCAAATACTAATAGAGAAGGGGTTATTTGTTCCCGTGGAGCCTAAATGAAATTAGCTTTGATCATGGGTGTGTTACTATTATCAACGGTAGCGGGATCAGCGTGGTATATAGATAGACTACAAGACGACATAGGTACGTTAAAAGGTAATCAAATTATTCTTGAAACTAAAATACAAGAACAAAATGATGCCATAGAAGCTGCACTAAACAATCAAAAAAAGGCTCAAACCCTTATGGCTTCTTTAGAAAAAGAAAAACAGGAAGCGATGCGTGATGTTAATAAACTAAGAAAAACATTTGCCAGACACGACTTAGATGAATTAACTTTAGCAAAACCAGAACTAATGCAAAGTAAGATTAATAAAGCTTCTAAACGAGTATTAGAAAATTTAGAAAAATTAACCGATCCAAACCAGTTTGATGAAGAAGTTAGCGATAATACTTAGTCTGGCTTTAATAGCTTCGGGTTGTTCCATGATACAGCCTAAAGCGAAACCTGTTTCTGTAACCACTATCGCTAAACAACAACCCATGTACCACCCGCCCTTACCTATGGAGGTGCAGATGGATCCTGTAGACTGGGAGATATTAACCCCCGACAGTATGCAACTGTACTTAGATAATTTAAAAAAAGGGGAAGCACCGAAAAGAGCGTTTTATTCATTGTCCAGTAAAGAGTACGAACATTTGAGTATGGATATGGCGGATATTACTAGGTATATAAAAGAAATATTGGGAATAATTAGATTTTATCGGGAATACGATAAAGAAGAGGAAGAGGAAGAACCTACTAAAAGGAGAAAATAATGAGTGATGATAGAGGTAGATTTGGCGGAGACATGGACAGAAATGAGGTCGAAATTGACCTTAGTAAATTCATGGAATTACTTCAAGAACAATCTACATTAAAAGATAGAATAAGAGAACTGGAAGATGAAGGCACTAAGAATCCACATCAAAAATGGATCTTTTTAGCCCAAGCTGTCGATAGTTGGCGCATATTCCCTAGAGCTTTTTTAACCGTCTATATCTTTTTACTTTATTACACGGTGATGTGGTTCATGGAGTTGCCAGAACCCTCATTTGAACAGTCTGGTTTAATTTCCATAGTAGTAGGCGCAGGGGCTGCCTGGTTTGGACTCTACGCAGGAACGTCAGGTAGCTCTAAGAGCTTTAAAGGTGAAGATAAGAAATGAAACAAAAAGTAACCTTTATAGCAGTCTTACTCTTTATAGGGTTACTAGGCTCAGTTGCATTAAGTTCAGCAGAAAACGAACCTGAAAACCCTGACTGTACTGCTGGTACTGAATTTTGTGAGCAAAACTCGTTAGATACCACGAATAATACGACCACAAATAATACCAATGTTAATACCAACACGAACACCAACACGAACACCAATACAACGACAACAACTAGCACAGCAAATAACACGAATGCCAATACCAATGTAAACACGAACACAACGACAACGACTGCAACGAATACCAACGCTAATACCAACGTCAATAGCAATACGAGTAATAACACCAACGTAAATACCAGTACCGCAACCAATACGAACAACAACACAACGACTGCTAATAATACGAACACGAATAATTCGACAGCGACCAATACCAACGTGAACACCAACACCAGTAATAGCACAGTTAACAGTACAGTTAATTCAAATAATACGAGTACCACGAATAACACCAATACCAATAATTCAACTTCTAGCAATACCAATGTGAATACAAACAACAACACATCTAATAGCACTAGCACTTCAGACAACACAAATACCAATACCAATGTGAATCAATCTACATCTGACTCTAATGTAAAAACTGATAACACTAATAGGAATGAAAATAACAGTAAGTCTGATAACACCAACAGGAACATCAATGAATCCAATACTACGCAAACGATCAAGCAAGAGATAACTAGCAAGGCTCCTCCTGCTTCTGCTATAGCCCCTAGTATCATGTCCTATTCACAAGATTTGTGTACTACAGGACGTTCTGGGGCGTTTCAGGGGCAAGTATTTGGTATATCGGGGGGTAGAACTATAAGAGATGAAAATTGTGAACGATTAAAGCTAAGTAAGTACATTTATGATATGGGGATGAAAGTAGCTGCGGTATCAATTCTTTGCCAAGACGAAAGAGTATTCCAGGCTATGGAAATGGCAGGCACGCCTTGTCCATATATGGGTAAAATAGGTAAAGAAGCATCAGCAGGGTGGAAAGAAAACAGAACTGACAGACCTGATTACAAGATGAAAAGAAAACAGTTTATTAAAGCGTGTAAAGACACTAAGCACGTTCAAGGAGACTTAGATGGTCTTAGGAGAAGTAGGTGGGATTGCGTAAATGAATGGAATAAAAACGCCACGAATTAAATCTGAAGATAAAGGATTGACTTGGTGTTTTGCAGCCAGTTTAATTTTAGCTGGTATTTTTGCGTTAGGTATTAATCAACTTAAAGCTGATTATATCTATGAAGCTAACCAAGACTTATATGATCTACAAACCAATTCAGCAGGCTCTACAGGACTAGGCTCAAATGATGATTCAGTTTCTGGAGCCTTTGATTTAGGTTTTACCTTTACCTTTTATGGTAATGACTATACCCAAGCGAGAATGGCTACCAACGGTTGTTTGCACTTTAACCTGACAGGCAGTTATTGTGGAGATTACACCCCTGATCCTCTACCACAATACACTAATACTTTATTTGTGTTTTGGACTGATCTGATAAAAGATAATGGTTCAGCTATGAAAGCCAAAGCCTTTGAGGACTACACTATTTTTGGTTGGTATAAGATGAGGGAATTTAATCGGGCTAATTCCGATAACAGCATAGAAGTCTGGTTATACCCTAATAATACTTATGAGTATCGCTATGGCGAATTAGACATTATCTCCCATGATGTCTTGATAGGGGAACAGGGAAGTTCCTCACAGATTTATACCTACCACTTCTTTGATGAGTGCAATACAGGAACGACCAATGTTTCTGGAACCTGTGTGAGTTACGACTGGAACTCCAGCAGTAATGCGATGAATACTTTATTAGAAAATGGCGGATCATTGTATGGCGATGGCACCAATCAATCGCTGTGTGCAACAGCACCTTTAACTTCAGTTAATTGTGCTGGTTATGCAGCTGCATATTTAACCCAACAATGTGCATTAAATTCTTTACACAGTGAAAGCTGTACTGGTTACGCAGCAGCTTATTTAACGCAACAATGTAATATCACTCAGCTTTATAGTCAGGATTGTCCTTCTTATTGGAGTGCTTATGATGATCAACAATGTGACGATGATCCCCAATACTCCCCTTCTTGTGCAGGTTATACACAGGAAGCCTCTGTCGCTTATTACGTTGAAGAAGAACAATTTGACTACGGATATGAAGAAAACTACGGCTATGAAGAAAACTACGGCTATGAAGATGAGTATGGGATTGACGATGACCCATACGCAGATATGTATTTTACTGATGCAGAGTGGTACGAAATAGATTTACAAGAGTTCGGACAAGAACAAGTAAATGAATGGTATGGTACTGATGTTTCTTTTAATGATGACGGATGGATAGAGTGGGATAGTTCTCCTTTAGACACATGGGAAGAATTAGATCAGCAAATGGATGTTTATGATGAATTTGTAGAAACTTATGAATACATCGAAGACGTTTATTTAGTTTCCTACGACGAGTTTGATCCAACCCCTTTACCTTTTGATTCCAGTGAGGAATTGATAGAGGACTTTATCTTTCACGAAACTGTTTTAGTAGAAGATTATGAGGACTTAGAAACTTATATAGAGTTTGAAACCGTTGAAGAACTAGATGAGTGGTACGAAGAAGAACTAGCACAAATAGAGGAGGAAGAAGTTTTTGAAGAAGAATTAGTAGCCGAAATTGAAGAAATACTAGAAGAACCTGAAGAAGAATTTGTAGAGGAAGTTTTTGAAGAAGAAGCGGTTGAAGAAATATTTGAAGAAATAGAAGAAGAAAGATTAGCAGATGCGGAAGAAGAAATAGAGGAAGAAAGGGAAGCCTTAGTAGCTGAAGAAGAGGAAGAAGAAAAGAAAGGGGGGATAACAGCAGCTCAATTAAACGTAGTAGCTAGTACCATACAGGCTGCCTCTAATAGTGTTTCGGGCACTACCGCAGGCACTACAGCTCGTACAGGTGGGTGGGGCTCTACCAGTTCAGGTAGTAGCACCTCTGGTTATGGTGGTTCTTCCAGTGTAAGCGGTTCGGCAGGTAATACCACCACTTCAGCAGTAGCTAGTTCGGCTTCTGGTGGTGGGTTTTCTACCAGCAGTTCTCCCAGCATTTCGGACCAGATACAAACCGCCCAAGTACAAACCAACACTGTATTAAGTTTGAACCAGGATATGAGTTCAACGAGCGGTATGGGGGGTAGCACCCAAACCATCAGTAATGTGTCAGTAGTAGTAACTCCTTTACCTGGATTAGACGCTACTCCACAAGTAGTCATGGCAGATGTACAAGTAACCGATATGCAAGGCGAAATAGATACCGCTGTTGGAGGGGTCATGACGGCTAGTGAAGCAGACCAGATAGCCGATCAGATAATTGCTGCTAATATTAAAGAGCAACAAGAAGAAGGACAAACCACACAAGAAGAAACAGGAAAATATGGCGATGAATCCACGTTAGTTGCCTTTTTAGGATACGTTCCAGGGTTTGATGCGTACCGAGAAGCCACTATTCCTCAAGCTGAAACATGGTATGAGTCTCGAGCAATCTATGCCGATGCCTCGATTTCAGATAATATAGATGCGTTTTATGGCTTAGCTAGAACAAGTCTCAACACGATGCAGAGTTTAATTAATCAACAACCGAATTTATAGGAGAAGAATATGGAATGGTTTAAATCAAAAGCAGGGCAATTAATCGCTCTAGCAACTATCGTAAGCACCTTAGCGGGGTTCGGTTACGCGGGAGCAGGTTACGTTAATAGACTAGAGAACCTAGAGAAGAAGATAGGGGGTCTAGGCGAGACGGAAGACGCTCAACAAGAGATAGAAGAACGGTTTACGGGTATAGAAACTTCAGTAGAATACTTAGAAAAACAGATAGACGGGATAAAAATACCTGACAATAGTGGGTTAAAAGTACAACTAGAAGGGCTATCCGTTTCAGTAAAAAATTTAGAAGAAGATATATCTAAATTGGAAGGTAATAAAAACCCTTTAGCTAATTAGAATTTATGCAGTATAATCAATCCATCAGCTTTTCGCTGCAGCCTTCGGGAAAGGCTCTAACCCGCAATTTCGTTGATTATAACGCATAGAAAAAAGAGGAATAAAAAGTAATGTGGGATAAAATTCTAATGGCTTTAGGGGCTCTTGATAGTCTCGGTGGTATATTTGGTGATAAAGGTGGAGGAGGCGTTGGTGGAGCTACTTCTGCACAAACACAAGGGGGACAAACAGGTCTGCAGTATCAAGACGTTGTGGGCACGGGTATTTCCCCGTTTGAATTTGAAGAAGAGCAAAGACAGTTTGACGAGGAACAACAACTAGAAGAAGCCATGGCACTAGCCCAAGAACAAGGCTTATGGAGCGGTGGACCGTTGTTCGCGGCTGATGGAAATTCGATAGATTTTAAAACACAGATAGCGCAAGATATTTTTGGACAGGGTATTAAAGATTTAATGCCGCAAGGAATACTTGGTATATTGCTCGCTAAACATTATTTAGATAACACCGATGAGGGGGAAGAAGAATCAATAGTTCCTATGCCTGCAAATATGGGACGTCCACTGTACGCGAATCAAGGGTTAGAAATTGAAGACTATTTTCCAGAAATTGAATTTGATCCTACTGCAATTGGCTCTGATTTAACAGATCCTTTAACAGGTGAAGAATTTGGACAACAAACCGCAGAAATAGATGAAGGACTTAAAGCGGAAAGAATGGAAAATATTTTTGAAGGACTTGGAAAGTTTACTGAAATACTGGATCTTGTAAAAACATTAAAACCAAAAGAACAATCAACAACTGTATCGCCACGCAGACCAGTAACTCCTTTACCTGGAAAAGGAGGTGGGGGTAGAGCTGCACGACAAGAAAGACAAAGAGAGGGAACATCAGGCATCACGCCCTTTATGTATCGAGGCGTAGCCGACGGCGGGGTCTTAGGCAGGTCCATGTTTGCACAAAATTACATGCCGCATGGCGGAGCGATGCAGGGTCCTGGGGGTCCAAAAGACGATTTAATACCCGTGATGGCGAGTGACGGAGAGTATATGCTCTCGAAAGCCGCTGTCGATCAGGCGGGCGGTGGCAATCACGCCAGAGGGATTGCTAATTTAGAACAATTTAATAATATGGGTAACAGAAGATATGGCTGATAGATCGGTACGCGAATTTACTACACAAGCCCCTGCCCCTTATGTAGGACAGTTTTTACAGGGTGGGATTTTCCCTTACGCTCAGCGTTTTTTACACGGGCAGTTTGCTAATATGGGAGCCCCCGATAGCAGTCCGTATACTTACACAGGACCACGGGTAGCGGGCTTTGACCCCAGAGAAAGAAGGGGAATGCAAATGTCTGACCAAGCGATTGGCAGTTATAGCCCCTATTTAGGCTCACAATCCAGTTTATTAGGGCAAGCCACTGATTATTTACGCAAAGGCACGGGCGCAGGAGCCGAGCTAACGGGCGAAGCCGCAGGAATGTATCGAGGCTTAGGCAGAGATTTTGACCCCAGTGCGTATAAAGATTATATGTCCCCGTACACGGAAAACGTTATTGATCGCTCATTGGGCGATGTCCGTGAGCAAATGGAAAAGCAGAAAATGGGCGTACGCGACCGAGCCGTTAGTGCAGGAGCCTTTGGCGGTAGCCGTGGACGCTTAGCGGAAGAAGATATTGAACGCGCGGGCTTACGTTCTATGGGTGATGTAGCCGCAGGCTTACGGGAAAAGGGCTATGGACAATCTCAACAACAGGCTTTTCAAGAATTTGCCCGTAGACAAGCGGAACGCGGCGGCACAGCCCAAGGGCTCGCAGGTCTAGGACAACAGTTTTATGGCATGGGCGCAGGCTCAGCAGGTGGTTTAGGCAGTCTAGGTGGTATGTACGGCGGTATGGCACCCGCACTACAAGGCTTACAAACAGGCGACATCAACCGTACTATGCAGTTTGGGGGCTTAGGCAGGGGCAGACAACAATCGCTCATGGATCTAGGTTATCAGAACTTTGTAGGACAATATAACTTACCGATGCAAACCTTACAAAACGTAGGTGCATTAACCGCGTCCCTTGGACCAATGGCAGGTGGCTTTGGCTACGCAGGTCAAGGTGTGCCGACTGAGTTTCCAGGTGGGGGTGTTTATCAACCTGTGGGCGGCGGTATTGGTACCCCAGGAGCAGGGAGTTATCAACCTTACTCCACGGACTTGGGCAATGCTCAACCGTTTATGAGCGCGGGACAACCCCAATCTAATATAGGCGGCGGACCTCAGACACAGCCACTAGCCCCTATGAGCCCGACTAATTACAACACGTACGGGTCTAATATGCCGATTAGGGCGGCAGAAGGAAAACCTTTAACTCAAGCGGGTAGACGAATGACTGCATTAGAGAAATTAGAGGCAGAACCTTTAACTCAAGCGGGTAGAAGAATGACTGCAACAGAAAAATTAGAGGCAGAAGCAGGCACAAACCCAGCAGACACACTGAGACTTTTACTAGGTCAAGAAGGCAGAGAGGTGTCTGATGCAGATATACAATTAGCATATATGTTAGCTGCTGCTCAAGGTCAAGAAGGCAGAGAGGTGTCTGATAAAGATTTAAAGTTTCACTTAGATATGATTGGTAGAACACCTTCAGATAGAGACAGTGGTAGAACATTGTCTGACTTAGAGTATTACATGGATCTGATTGGTAGAACAACTTCTGACAGAGATATGAAAGTAGGAAAACCAGGATATAATCGACGTACAATACGACGAGCAGGTGGTGGCGGCATCAGGAGCCTAAAGTACAATGGCTAACGGACTAGGGAACTTTCTTCCCTTTCAACCTTGGCAACCTAAAGGCGGTGGCGTAACCCCCGTCCAAATACCCCAAACTCGCATGAGTTTCCCCACGCCTAGAGGCGGTGGGGGAGGTACACAAGGAGATCCTGCACAGGGAGGAGTTACACCTTATCTATTAAATATGTTAGCTAATCGATTTGGTAAAACTCAAACTGTAAAACCTTTATCTAAAGCTCCCCAACCTTTATCAAGAACGGGAGGTATAACAAGGGCTGATGTTGATCAATATCTACTTGACCAAGCAGATTATGTAACTGACAAACTTCATGGACCTGAGGTGATTGAAGAAAAAAATCTTTTTGGAAAAGCGGCTCCGTACCTTAGTTTAGCAGGAGCTTTTGCTTTTGATGAACCTTCTGAACAAACGGCTTATTTAAGGTCATTGGGGGATATTCAAAGAACTGAAGCTACTGCCAGCACCAAGGCTAAACCCCGCGCAGCATTTAGAGAGGAGTATTTAAAACAAGCCGCAGGTAAAACATATGGAATTTCTCCTGCCTATTTAATAGGCGATGAGAGTAAAGCTAGAAATGCTATCAGAAGCCCTAATGGGGTGTTTCTTATACACAGCCAAGGCGAAGCGATAGATAAGGATGTAGAGGGAAATATCATAGAAAAAGGTAAATATTATGTGAGTCCTGAATGGATTATAGGTGAACCACCTGTAGCCGACCTTACAAAACTCAGTTCAGGTACTAATGAGGCTAGAAAAAATTGGAGGACGGCACGGGACGGGGTAGAACAAACAGCGGACTTATTGCAGGCTTCTCTACCTGCTGTGTTTACCGTTATTTCAACCGTTAACCAAAATCCAGAAGTTGCTACTTGGTGGTCCCCTATTAATCGTATACGAGGCGAGATAAATGCTTTTGCAAGAGAACTTTATGATGATAATAAAGAATTATATACATTAGCGGAAGACAATGGGAGACTTACTTGGTATAAACCTAGCGAGGGGCTAACTGAAAATTCCTTGATTGCCGATACTAATCGAGACCAATTTACATATATAGAGGAAGTATTCGATGGCGAAAAAATGGTTCCTAGAGAAAAAACATTTAGTTGGACAGGTACGTTTGGAGACATAGGTCAAGACGCCGCGTTTAGAAGTGCGATGTTAAATATGGCTTATGTAGCTGCTGCTTCCACAGGTAATACAGGTAAAGCCTTATCAGATAGAGATTTAGCGTTGCACTTAATGCAATTAGGAGACCCTTTCGAAGGGGGAGGTATAAAGGGAGGTAAGGCAGTCGTTAGAGGACTAACCACTTGGTACGGTGACCAATTAAGAAAAGTAACTAGGCAAGCTAAATCCTTAGAGACAGGAAGTTTAGGAGCAGACTATAGAAGATTATTTAATGAAGCGACCCCTTGGGCAGAAAAATGGTATGAAGGCGAACCTGATGAACAAAAGATAAGAAAAATAAAACCCCCCACTGCTGCTTGGATTCAAGAAGCAGATGAAAATTTTTATAAGTATCTTGAAGCGATGTACAGGTCTCAACAACTCTGGGGAAATACAGCTCTCCCACCAGATCCCATAATAGGATTCGATTGGCAAGAGTTTTTAAGAAATAAAGCCGCAGGTCAAACAACAACTCCAACAACTCCAGGGGCTGTTCCAGTTCCACCTCCAGGTAGTAGAATTTTTGGTACCCCTCCTCCACCTCCTTCATATTAGTTATGACTTACGAAGAGTTTTTAAAACAACCTAGCAAAAATAACCCTAATGTTACTATGGAGGATATGTACGACGAACAACAACGTCAATATTTATATAAATTTGAGACCATGTCTGACGAGGATTTAAAATCTACTGATGCGCACTGGCTACAGGAAAGAGGGATTAAATTTTCAAACTTAATGGAAAGTTTATTAGATAATAGATACCGTGCTCAACCCGCTCCTTTACCTGAACCACCTGTACCTGAAGAAATAACGGGGACGGATGAGTGGCAAGCGTACTTAGACGCTAATAAAGGTTTAAAGAATTTTGTTCCTACCACTGATCCTGAAGCAATTAGAAGAATTATATCTCCAACTAATCCATACTTCACTATGGAAAAACTTCGAGAAGGTATTGAAAGAGAAGTCCCAACAGATATTTTACGAGGAACTTTACAAACAGGGCTTAGTGCAGCAGAACTGATAGGGGAAGGAGTATCTTATATAACTCCTAAAGCAATTGCGTTGCGTAAATGGAACGAGCAAAAAGAATTAGCAAGGGCGGGCATTCCTTGGGAAGAAGGAGCCCCTGCTTTAGAACGTTTTAGAGCGGCTTTTGTTCCTCGTGGATATCAACCAGAAACCGTAGCAAACATAGCCCATGCCAGCGGAGAACCAATTCCTGAAGACCCTTTAGATTTGACAGCTGAATATTTATATCCAGGTAGACCCGTTGGTCAACAAGGTCCAATTATTCGTAAAACCAGAAACGCTGAAGGGGGGATAGAAAAAATATTTCCATTTAATGATCCAGGAGTAACAGCAGAAGATTTTTATCATTTCGGAGTAAGAGAAGCTATTCCTCTTGCTGGAGACTTATTAGTTTCAGCAAAAATATTAAAAACAATCAAGGCAGGGAAAAAAGGAAAATTTTATGAAAGCCCTTGGAAAAAAGTAAGAAATTGGGGAAAATTTGCAGCTGCTTCAGGTTTTGGTACAGCAGCAGCTGATTTTTCTCGTCTAGCGGCGGGGGTACAATTTATTGATCCCGATTTAACTTGGGAAGAAGCCATGCGAGAAGCAGGATTAATAGGTGCTTATGCAACAGCAGGCGCAGGAGCAGCTACGGCAATTTTATCAGGAACCCGAGCGTCTTGGAACTTTTTTACTGGAAAAAATCCTCCTGCATTTATGGTGCGTAAGTTAACAGAAGTTAGAAATAATTATCAACAACAACTTAAGGCTAGAAATATAGAAGAAGGAACTCCTGAAGCAAAAGCGTTATTTGATGAAATAATAGGTGAGACTCCTAAAGAAGTACAAAAAAGAATGGAAGAAGTAACGGGTAAAACTTACAAAATCTTCTTAGGGGAGGGACAATTCAATCCTGATGCTAATTTTGCTTTAAGCCTGTTAGCTGAACTTCAAACATTAGGCTTACCTAAAACTCAAACAATGGCGACATTACAAAAAGAAATATTAAACAATGATATTGCAAGACAGATATTTGCTCAAAAACTTCTTTTAAGTTCTGGAACAGAAGAAGGAGCTAAAAAAGCCGCAGCAGAGCTGGGTCAACAATTAGGTGATGAAACCATTCCTAAAGTCATGAACGCGGAGATTGAAAGTGCGTGGTCCGTTTTTAGAAGACAAGTTGAAGAAGGAATTATTGACCAAGATCAATTAATAAAATTGGGAATTGACGATGCAGCACTTCTTGGACTTAAACCCGCAACCAATGCTCTGCCTGGAGAGTTAGGTGATGATATTGCAATGAGTAAATTTTTATTCAAAGAAATACCTGATCCTACTTCAAAAATGAATGCGTTGCGTGACCCCAGAATAAGTAGACTTCATCGTTTACAAAGAGATTATATGGTTCCTGTGCAAAACAAGTTAGAGAATCTATTAAATACATACGGAGCCTTAAAAGTTAACATGAATGTTAGTTCACCCATGGCAATAGAAATGAATAAAATTTTAAAGGGAGGGGGAATTAGTATTTTAAAGCGGGATAAGGCTTTTAAAGAATATTTGATTAAAAATGTAGATGGACCTGATATTAGACAATCAATAGCTCGATTAGAGGGGAGAGCAAGAGGAAAGTTTGGAAGCGAAAATTCTATATCTTTTGCAGAACTTCATGAGTTTAGAATAGACCTACACCAATTACGAAATCAACTATCGGGTAAATTAAATGAGCCTGCGGAAGACGCGGTATTGAACCTTATCTCCGCTGTAGAAAGACAACAGGATCTTCTATTAATGAGAGCAGCAAATCAAATTAAACCTAAAGGTGTTGGAGTTAAAAATTGGATGAAAGATACTGGTTTTGGGGACGACTATTGGAAAACGTTAGATGAGTATAGAAGACGCTCGAAATTAGCAAACAACAGATATGTTAATCAACTTATGAGGAGTGGTAGAGAATTTGATGAGTCTTTACTTCCTGCTTTAATGGCAGCAAATCAAAAAGGCTCTCACACGCACCCTTTAGCGGAGCCGTTAATGACTATGTTAAGAGAACAGAGTGAAGAAGGGGGCTTAGAGGCAATTAATGCGATACAAAAAGCCGTAGCTCAAAGATACCGCCGAGAGGTAGTAGAGCCTTTTATGGGAGAAAGAAATTATAAAGGAATGAGAGAGGCTCATGAGAAATGGATGGAGAACAACGGGGGTTTAATACGTTCTGTTTTCCCAGAAGAAAAGGCAGGTGTTTGGGACAATATGGGGAATACTCAAAGACTAACTAAAAATTTAGTTGAAGCGAGAGAAAAAACATTTCAAAGAATTGCGGATGAGTTTGGTTTAGTTACAGAAAGGACCACTCCTGAAGAAATGATTTTAAGTATTGTTAGAGGTGAGGGTTATGAAAATGTATCGGGGGCAACTGCTGCTCGTAAAAAATTAGCTAAAATTATTAACGATAGTAAAGATAAAACTTTAAAAACTGAACTTAATCACGTTATTCGTAAAGATATTTTTAATCAAATTACAGTAACTGATCCTATTAGGGGAGGGATGACAGGATTAAAGAGAATAGATCCTCAAGCTCTTAATGATTTATTAACTAAAGATTTTTTAGTGGGTGCGGGCGATGCAGCACAGTCAGTTAGTTTTGCTAAATCCTATGGCATGTTTTTAACTAAACAACAAATTGATGACCTTTATAAATTAAACGCTGCTGTGCAAAGTGAAGTACAGAGAAAAACAGCAGGAAGAAATATTTTACAAGAAGCAGGAGCTATAGGTGCAAAAGAAGACTTAAGTGTTTCAACAGTTGGTAAATTAATATTTGGACCCTTAAACCCTTATACTTATCGTTTTGGTTGGAGACAACGAGCGTTAGCTGAAAAAACTCAAGAACTTTTAACAGAAATGGTTTACGACCCCGCTCTTTTGCGTAAGGTAATGAACCAAATAAATCGTAAAGCAGATATTGATCAAACCGTTAGATTCTTATATTCTTTAGACTCAGTTGTAGCTCATGACTTAGGAAGAGAACTTCAATTAAACTATATGGAACCCGACGGAGAAAATCCTTTCAGGTCGCAAGACTCTATGGATTATATAAAAGAATTTTTTAGCCCAGTAGGGACAAAAACAAGAGGTCCTAAACCAGGAGTTATTCCTGGAAGGGAAATATTAGAAAACGCTCCCATTCTACTTCCTACAGCCGCAGCACTAACAGGAACTGCGGTGGGACAGAATTTATCTGAGAAACTTTTAGATAGGGGAGCAAACTAATGTCTTTTAACTTTAACTTTGGCGGCATGCCTAATATGGACTTAGGCAATATCCAAGTGCCTGACTTTTCCTTAGAGGACTACGGTTTTGATCAAGGTATCGGGCAGTTTGGGCAAGAGGCTATGGACAAAAGGCAAGAGGCTAACGAAGCAAGGAACAGTGCCACGACCCAATACGAAGCGGACGTGGCTGAATTTAAAGATAGAGAAGCCACTGAAGCCGAGGACACCCTTAACAATATACTTAATGAAGCGGGCATAGGTGGGCTTTTTCCATCTATTGGTGAGCCAGGACACCCCACTACGGATCCAGGACGTCCTATACCAACAGGACCAACTGGCGGGGGCAAACCTATTCCTCCCGTAAAAAACACAGGTTTTAATGATATAAATTGGGGTGAGCCAGGAATAGACAACCTTCCCTTTGGCGTACCTTTTGGTCCAGGACATCCTTTATTTGATCCTCCTAGAGGAGGTGAACCAGGATTTACCCCTAGTGATTTAGGGTTTCAGGGGAATACGGGTACGGGATCTCGAGGACTCTACGACCCCGTAGATAATTGGGGTGAACCAGGATTTGAAGCCTATATACCTGAGAGCGAAATTATTGATCCAATACAAGATTTTACTCCTGCTGAAGTGTCTCCTTTTGTTGATACCAACCCGTTTAATGATATTTGGGAAGCCCCCGTAGCCGAAGTAACCGACAATGTAGGCGCAGGCGCAGGGGGGGATCCAACCACTGATTTTGCTCCTACAAACAATCCTTTTGAACCCGTAGAAACAGACTATGATCCTGCTCGAGACCAAATTATTGACCCGAACGCCCCTGATCTAGGAACGGGTTGGTGGGATGATCCTGACGAACCTGGACCTGACCAAGACTATTGGGATGAGGACGAAGGAATCTATGAACCGCCACCAGCACCGCCACCAGCACCGCCACCAGCACCGCCACCGCCACCAATCTATACCCCGCCACCGCCTCCACCTATGGTAACAGGTCCTACGGCAACCCCCATGAACCGTTTAATCGCGATGCAAACGGGAATGTTTGGTGGGCAACCGCAAGGACAATATAGACCGTACGAGGAGCCTTCAGCAACGACTTATTTGAACCAACCTACTGATCCACCGTTAATTATGCACGGGAATAGCGGAGGATCAATACAACAACCGACTCGGAATTTAAAGAAATTATTTAGCAATCCCTTAGATAAAGGGTTAGGACAGTTGCCTGTCATGGGACAAAATGATACACTAACTCAAACAGTTCAAGCGGGATTTAGACCAAGGAGATAAAAATGCCAGGAATAGAAGATTTAACAAACATAATGGTAGCAGGAGGTCGAGACGACATTCCTGGTGGTCCCCCTATGGGTGGTCCTCCAATGGGTGGTCCAGCACCACTGCCGATGGGCGATCCCGCCGCAGCGGAGACCCTTATGGCGAACGCCGATATGCTACAAGGTGATATGCAACGCCCACCGATGGAAGGAGGGGGAGGCATAGAGCAAGACGCCATGGCGTTGGCTGATGCCGTAGTAGGACGAGCCCAAGGTGATATTGGGGCGGCTGTAGCTATCCTAGACGGGGCTAAAGAACTGTTGTTAGGTAGTGAACAACCACTGATGGCAAATAGTGGAATGCCTTTGACTCACGCAGGGCAAAGCGAACTAGACACCCGTATGAAGAAGATTAGGGACTATGAAAATTATACACCTGATAAAACAGATGAATTCTATGATGATTTTTATAGAAAAAGAATCTCTTAACTAATCCAGTCTTTCCACTTGTCATCGCCCAAGACTTCTTGAGCTAAGTCCAACTTATTACGCAGAGCTTTCACGATCTTTTCGTCCACGGTTTTAGGCGAGACTAAATCAATATAAGTAACCTTGTTTACCTGTCCGATACGGTGTGCCCTGTCCTCTGACTGCAAACGCTTTTCTAAGTCGTAGTTGTTGCTGTAATAGATCACATTACTGGCGGCGTGTAACGTAATGCCGTAGCCACCTGTCTGTACGTTACTAACTAGGTACTGTAACTTAGAGTTCGGATCCTGGAATCGATCAATAATAGGCTGACGTTCTTCTTCAGGTGTACCCCCGTAATAAGTAGCCACGCTATCTGTTCCAGTAGTGTCTTGTAAGGTACGAGTGATACGTTTGATATCGTACTGGTAGTTCGCCCAGATAATAGTCTTGCCCTGTAATTCTTCTAAGACGTTCAAGAGTTCGTTGGTACGGTTGTTCTTAATCTCCACTTCCGTGCCTTTGTCATGCTTTACGAACCCACAGACTACTTGGTGTAGTCTAAGGATTTGAGTTAACACCGAGGTCACGCTAACAATCTCGTGAGACGCCAGTTCTGCAATAGCATAGTCCTTAATTTCTTTATAAATTTTCCTCTGTTCAGGGGTGAGTTCTACTTCCCTGCGTTTATACACTTTATCGGGTAAGTCTAAACAGGCTTTTTTCAACACCCTATAGGAGAATTCCCCGACCTTAGCGGTCAGTTCTTCTATATTCTGATACCCTACTACCTGTCGGAACGTTCGGTGTCCCATATTGCGGTTAATTAACTGAGCGTAACGATTTTGAAACGTATAATAAGAGGCATGCCCCAATAGCTGTGGAGAAAGGAACTCCGCTTGACTGTATAAGTCGAGTGGCGACTGGGTTACGGGGAACCCCGTTAGAATTCTACGGAACTTAGTATTAATAGCGAGTTTAACAAGGTTCTTGGTACGTTGTGCCTTGGGGTTTTTAATCGTAGTAGACTCATCCACCGCGAGTAACGCATTGTGCGCTAGAAGAAACTTCTCCACAAACGCAACCCCTTTCTTAGTGCTAAACGCTTCCACGTTTATTACCAGGATTTTCAATTCATCTAATACTTCAAAGAGTTTTAATAGCGGTTGCTTTTGCTTCTTAGTTGGTGCGGGATTCCATACCCCCACGTGCCGTAACACATGGTCAGGCATATGAATAGGGATCTCTCGTTCCGACCAGTTCTTATACACCCCTTTGGGTGCCACAATAACTGCCGCATTAATAGCCCCGCGATCATATAGAACGGCTATATTATCTATAAGGACTTTAGATTTGCCTGTCCCCATTTCCATGAAGTAAGCATACTCATGCTTATTCCATGATCTTTTAAGAGCCTCTAACTGGTGGTCGTAAGGCTCCGTTTTGAACTTATATTTCATAACGAACTTTCTAATTTCTAATCCGAATTATATATTACAAAATTATATAAAATATAGTCCAAAATAAAAGATTTCTCGTGCCCTCTAATAGAATTAGCTGTTTCTAATAGGTTTTCTTTGAAAACTAATAGACTGTAACCCTCTTAAACACTAGGTTTCTTCTAAAATCTATTAGATTATTAGAGTTATTAGTAATTCTTGAAAAATATTTTTATTTTTTAAATTAATTTTCTAAAAGATATAACTAATATCCCTTTACTTTGACGTTATAATTTAGTATCTTATATTACCTAGAAATTAGAAAGGAGAAAAATGACAGTATATGTTGTACAGGAAGTACCAGGACGTAACATAGCTTCCGCCCGTCAGTATGGAGACTTTGAGGTTTTACTACCTTCTAATACTAATATAATGCTTAGTGCGGCTCCGTCTGTCCGTAGAATGAAAAAGATTCTACAGGACTATAAGGAGGAGGACTATTTATTATTGATTGGTGACCCAGCAGCTATTGGTGTAGCTTGCTCGATTGCCGCTTTATATAATCGAGGTCGATATAAGATTCTTAAATGGGACCGACAGGAAGGACTTTATTATCCCGTCGATATCGATCTCCACCAGAAAGGAGAATTATGACTATAGAAAAACCAACGTTTGAGGAGTTAGTCGGGGAAGACGGTGTCGAAGAATGGGGCAACGACGTTTCTGATGGCGAACTTTCGTTAGTTTCTGCCTTAGCCAATAAACAGTTGGAACTTGCCAAAGAATTGGGAGAGTTAGAAAGTGCTGTAAAAGCTAAGAAAGAAGAATTACGTTTGACTTCCGAGCAAGAGTTACCTGATGCGATGCAAGCCGCAGGATTAACTCAGATAAAACTTAGTACGGGTGAAAATATCACTATAAGCGAGTTTTATAACGCTCACATCTCGAAGGCAAACCAAGAGACAGCGTATAGATGGTTGTTAGATAACGGACACCAAGACTTAATCAAGAACGAAGTTCTACTTAAGTTTGGTCGTGAAGAGACTGCAGTAGTGGATGAAACCGTTGCGGCTTTAAAGTCTCGAGGTCTAGCACCTGAAATACGTCAGAGCATTCACCCGAGTACGTTAAAGGCTTTTGTTAAAGAGCGATTAACTACGGGGAATGATATTCCAACCGAGCCCTTTGGAGTCTATATAGGCACTAAAGCAATTATTAAGAAGGATTAATTATGGCAGAACAAAAAACAGAAACGAAACTAGCTACTCCCAAGGAGACCGCCGTAGCTACTTTTGATGATACTTTATTATCAGGCGGAACAGGACTGGAAGAAACCACTACGGAAGACTTTGCAATCCCTTTTATCAGGGTACTACAAAGTAATTCACCGCAAGTTAATAAACAAAAAGGTGAATACGTGGAGGGGGCTGAAGTAGGGAAACTTTTTAACACCGTTACTAACGAAGTTTATGACGGTCAGGAAGGTATTACCGTAGTCCCCTGTGCTTACGTGAAGAAATTCATAGAGTGGATCCCTAGAGAAAAGGGTGGAGGGTTAGTAGACGCTTCACACGACGCTTCTATTCTTAAATCCTGTACTCGAGATGACGAGACTAGAAAGTTTTATACAGCCGAAGGAAATGAGATTGTAGAAACGGCACAGTTTTTCGTCTTAGTATTAGAACCTGAACCACAGCAAGCAGTATTAACATTTACTTCTACGCAGTTGGGTGTGTCTAGGAAATGGTTAACCATGCTCCGAATGGCACGGGTCCAAAACAGTAAAGGCGAATCCGTACAGGCTCCTATGTTTGCATACAACTATCGTTTAACCACGACTTCTTTATCTAATGATAAAGGTTCTTGGAACGGCTATAGCGTGAACCAGGAAAATGCAACGGAGTTGTCAATAGCTAAATTAGCTAAGGAGTTCATGAGTGCTGCAAGATCAGGTGACGTTCAAGTTAAAGAAGAACAACAACGTGACAGTAGTGTAGTAAAACCAGAAGGTGATGCACCGTTCTAATATAAGGGAGAGTATCTATGTCGTTAGCAGAGGAATTTGCTACACGCTTCGCAGGCTTACGCCATGCGTATGGAACCTTCACCGCTACTAATGAATCACGAGAAGATGGCAAGGCAAGTGGTAAAAACGTTACCATATCTAAGGAACTATCCGATAAGGATCTTTTAAAGTTATGGGAAAACCACTTGTCAGGGGAACAAAGCGTTGGAATTGTCCCTATAGACGAGAACAACGCCTGTATGTGGGGAGCAATTGATGTCGATGAATATCAATTGGATCTCAAAGGGTTAGCTAAGAAATTAGCCAAACATAAACTCCCTCTTGTTGTCTGTCGTAGTAAAAGCGGTGGGGCTCACGTATATTTATTTATAGCGGAGCCAGTACCAGCGTCTTTATTACAAAGAAAGTTACGACAACTAGCTGCATCTATCGGTTATGGACAAGCCGAAATCTTTCCTAAACAAACCCAACTCTTATTAGAGCGAGGGGATAGAGGCAGTACGTTAAATATGCCGTACTTTGGGGGTGAAAACTCCACACGGTATGCCTATGGAAAAGGCGGCGAGGCACTAACACCTACTGAGTTTTTAGAGCAAGCCACTAAGATTACTTTAACGGCATCTGCGTTAGAGAAACTGGAAGCGAGCCCGTTAACTGAAGAAGTAGACTGGTTAGACCAAGGACCTCCTTGTATTCAACACTTAGTGGTACAGGGCTTTCCTAAAGGTACGCGTAACTCAGGCTTGTTTAACGTGGGCGTCTTTCTAAGAAAGAAGTACCCCGATGATTGGGAGAAGCGTTTAGAAGATGTAAACATGCAGTATATGCAACCCCCACTAGGGGCACAAGAAGTATTAACCATTGGTAAACAGTTAAAACGTAAGGATTACTTCTACCGTTGTAATGACCAACCGATAGCGAGTCATTGTAATAGCCCTCTCTGCCGTACACGAAAGCATGGGATAGGGGCTAATGGAGGCACTCCGTTGTTCAGTAACCTAACTAAACAGGACAGTGAACCGCCTATCTGGTTCTTAGACGTAGAGGGTGGACGCTTAGAACTAGAGACCGATGATCTATTAAACCAGAATCGTTTTCAACGTAAGTGTATGGACGCCCTAAATAAAATACCACCCAAGGTCAAGGAAAATGTGTGGCGACAGATTATCCAACAGCTATTGGACAGTTTAACCATAGTAGAAGTACCCAAAGAGTCGTCCACCGAAGGACACTTCCTAGAATTACTCGAGAACTTCTGCACCGAGCGACCTGCCCGTGAGCGAGACGAACTATTATTACATAAACCATGGACAGATAATGGTAAGACCTATTTCCGTCTAGGCGATTTAATGGAACACTTACACCGTAATAACTTTAAAGAATACCAAAGAAATAAATTAACCTCTAAGCTAAAACAATTACATGGGGAACCTTTCTTCTTCAATATAAAAGGAAGGGGCGTGAACGTCTGGTTTATAGATGAGTTTAAATCCCAGGATGAACCCCATGACCTACCTGATTTTGATGACAATCCACTATGAAGAAACTATTTAAAGGTCTGATGAAAGACTACCACGATGTAATTACTGAGTGGGACGAACCTAACACCCGTATATTTAATGGCAACGAAGTAGTGGGGAGACCCACACGAGGCTTTGGCGATTCCAATTTTAATTATGCGGGTAAATACATGAGACCCGAACCTTGGGATAGTCACCCCATTATAAAGTTGATAAAAGAAGAGTCAGAAGAGTTTGTTTCTAAGGAACTGGATAGGGAAATTAATTTTACATTTTGTCTCTGTGGTTTTTATTCTACAAAAGGAGAAGGAATACCTCACCATTCAGACACGGTCCCAACTTATAAAGACGTGGTCTTTTCTATCTCTTTAGGGGCACCCCGAATTATGGAGTGGCGAACGTATTGGACGGCGGTTAAAGAGGGCAGTGATACCAGTCGTTTGGCTCTCTGGGGTAGACAACCACGGTCAGAGAAACTATATGCTTTAGAACACGGAGACGCTTTATTATTTGATGGAATGTCACAACTGTTTAGTACCCATGCCATTTTACCCTTCCCAAATGCAGGGGAGCGCACTAACCTAACCTTTAGGACAGGGTTGTGACACTACCTAGCCACACTCAAATTATTCTTGGACCACCAGGAACTGGAAAAACCAGTACCTTACTTGGACTAATTGAAGATGAGCTAGAAAAAGGTACGGCTCCTGATCGCATAGGATTTTTTACTTTTACTAAGAAGGCAGTTAACGAAGGGAAGGAAAGGGCAATACTACGGTTTGATTTATCAAATCGTGATCTACCCTTTTTCCGTACGCTACACTCACTAGCCTTTAGACAACTAGGGCTAACGCGAGAGAGTGTAATGGGACACGGAGACATCTTAGCATTGAACGAGAAACTTAATCTAAAACTTAGTGGCAGAACCACCTCAGACGACGGGCATTTATTTAGTATGACTCATGACGACCGTCTAGCATTTATTGAGAACCTCGCACGCATGCGGAACGTACCTTTAGAAGAACAATGGCACGAGGTAGACGATGCAGTAGGTTGGTTTGAACTAGAACGGTTTGCCAGAGGTCTAAAACTATTTAAGGAGGACAGGTTACTGGTGGACTACACAGACATGCTACAAATCTTTTTAGAGAAAGGCGATGTCCCAAAACTAGATGCCATGTTTGTAGACGAGGCACAAGACCTCTCCCCCTTACAGTGGTCAGTGGTGCGTAAACTAGCTGAATATGCTGATCGAATTTATGTAGCGGGCGACGATGACCAAGCTATTTATAAGTGGGCGGGGGCTGATGTCGATTACCTTATACAGAATTCTAAAGGGGCAATGGTATTACATCAGTCTCACCGTGTACCCGCTGCCGTACATGAAGTAGCTAGTCAATGTATTGGACAAGTGCGTTCCCGTATTCATAAAACCTGGAACCCACGAAAAGAGGAAGGGTTAGTACGGTGGGAACCTACGATTGAATTAATTAACATGGAGGAAGGAGATTGGTTAGTCTTAGCACGCACTAATTATTTGTTAGAGGAGATCGATGAGTATTGTAGAAACCAAGGTTGGTTCTTTGAAGTGAAAGGTAGACCTAGTATTTCCGAAACCAAAGTACGAGCGGTACTTAATTGGGAACGATTGTGTAAGGGGTTTGACATATCGATGACCGACTGTGCAAACTTATTAAAATTCATTAAGGTACGCGACCCTAAGTCCCTCGATATTTTAGACTTTGACGTAAGCATCACGCACGAGGTACTTAAAAAGCACTTTCCCGACCTACCTGAAGGACATTGGTACGATGTTTTTAATTTATTAAGCGTAAAAGAGATCAGTTACATCCGTGCCATGCTTCGGAGAGGAGAAAAAATTACTAAGCAACCCAGGATTCGTCTATCGACTATCCATGCTGCGAAAGGTGGGGAGGCAACGAACGTAGTTTTATTAACTGACATTACTAATCGAGTTTATAAAACATACCAGAATAATCCAGACGATGAAAACCGAGTCTTTTATGTAGGGCTCACCCGAACAAAGGAGAATCTATATTTAATTGAACCTAAAACAACACGCTGCTTTCAGCTATAAAGTTCTTTACTTTGTACCTAAAAGTAAAGGATAATAACGGGTAGTATTTTAGAAAGGAGAACTTATGTCATCAATAAGAAGAAAATTAAAAGTTAATGAAAACGATAGCAAGAATACTCGTATGGATATTGCTACGGCAGGAGTGCTAGGTAACTGGCGACCTGACGAGCTAACTCATATCAGTCGTTACGATAAAATAGCGTCGCTTTGTATTCAAGAAGCTAAGAACCTAGACCGACCCCTCGATGCTTTTGAAGTAGGGTGTGGAGAACTCTGGGTATTAAGAAATATCTATAAGGCGTACACCGTTAAGAAGTCAGACATTATTCAATCCTATTACGGCGTGGATATTGATCCCGCTATCCTAACGGAGAATCCCTTCTGGTCTAACGGCGGAGAGCCTATAGACGAGTCTACTTGGCTTAAGAATTTTAACGCAGTTTTAGAAGTTCAAGACGTTACCACCCACCCCACATTTAACCTACCTGACGAAAGCATAGATTTTTTCTGGACAACTGAAGTGATTGAGCATATGGGAAAAGAGTTTATTAATCCCTGGTTGGAAGACGCGGCTCGTTGCCTACGTCCAGGAGGGTTAGCTTATGTATCTACTCCTAATCATGAGGGTTCTAATGATAAGTTACCCGCAGACCACGTTTATGAGTGGGGATTTGATGAACTAAAAGACGAACTAGAAAAACATTTCACGATTGAATCAGTGGTAGGCACGTTTATACAAATGCCTAGATTGAGAAAAGCCATGTCTGGAGACAATTATACTCACGGTGGGTGGAGCGTAGAACAAATGTTGTTGTTACAAGAACGTTTCGGTAAACAGTTTTTAAGAATGGTGGCGGCTGTGTTCTACCCTGAGATAGCTAACAACTGTGCGTGGGTACTAAGGAAAGAATGACAGAATTTATTCCCGAAGAACTAGATCGCTATCGCTATTGGCAAATAGAGCGAGAAAAGATCCGATTTAAAAAAGAGAATCTAGGAGAAGATCCCCCTTGGACAAACGACCCTATATTACAAGAGTTTAAATTCTGCCAAGTCTTTCGGGAAGATGACCGAACAACACGGTGGTTTGCTAAACATATAAGAGAACCTTTAAGAGACGACCCAAAGGTTTTAATGGCAACCGTTATTTTTAGATGGTTTAACTTAATCGAGACGGGGAGAACTCTACTAGAACACAACTTACACTTAGAGTGGGATAGAAAGAAAGCGATTGAAGAAATCACTAAACAACCTAAGTGGATAACAGGCTCCTATATTATTAAAACTCCAAACCGTATGGATAAGGTGACAGGGGTGGCTGAATGTATTAGTCATATGTGGAGCGATCGAAACTATTTAATAAGTGCTTTATTAACTTGTGCTGCAAACAAAGAATCTTCATTAGAAGATACATGGAATTTATTAAGAGATTATCCCTACATGGGTCCCTTTATGGCATATGAAGTGGTAACTGATTTACGATGGACGCATTTTTTAGAAAACGCGGACGATATATTGACGTGGGCTAATGCTGGACCAGGAGCGATGCGTGGACTTAATCGTTTAACAGGCAGAGATTTATCCTTTTCCCAACGTAGCCATGATTGGAATAAAGAAATGAATGATTTATATGAAGTTATAACTAAGGAAAGCCCCCGTATTTGGTTTAATCGAAAAGACTTGCCGTATGAAATGCGAGAGATAGAAGGGGGTCTATGTGAATTCGATAAGTATTCCAGAATCCTAAAGGACGAGGGAAGAACTCGTTCTATTTATAAATACAATAAAGAACTTCCTATGGTGGAAGATACAATTAACGGAGAAAGTATATGGGCATAATGAAAGAAAAAGCAATTAATTTGCTAGAAGAATACGGGGACTTAGTAGATATCTACTATACTCAATTCTTAGAAGTTTCCTTCTTTTTGAAAGTACCTGCGAGTTACCCTATGGTATTAGCATTTCTTAAAAAGAAAATACCTAACCTAACAGAGCAAGAACTTAGCTTTTTGGTTAGCGAAATTACATCGGCTTATCATGAAGAGATATGAAACGATACAGAGGAACGGCACGGAGAGACGGTGTTGAAAATAAAAGATCGAGGTGGATTTTGAAAGTAACGGACACCGAAACCAATGAAGTAGTAGAAGAAGGTTCAATAGTAACTCTTAGTGGAGAAACGGCTATCGCTAAAGCACATGAACTCGCACGAGGATGGAATGAAAGTAATTCGAGCTAGAAACGTCAACGACGCACTATTGTTAGGTTTAGATTTATTCCAAGACCCCCGTAACTTTAGAACGCAAGAGAGCCGTAACGGAGTTACTTACGAAGCCTTAGAGCCTGTCACCACAGTTTATGAAAGACCGTGGGAACGAGTGTGCTTACTTAAGAAACGAGACGCCAACCCGTTCTTCCATTTTATAGAAGGACTTTGGATGCTGGCAGGACGTAACGATTTAGAACCCTTAACTTATTTTGTTAAATCCATGGAAGATTTTTCTGATGACGGTGAGACGCTATGGGGAGCCTATGGAGCACGGTGGCGACACTGGTGGGACGTAGATCAACTAGGAGAAGTGATAGATATTCTTAAAGCTGACCCGTATGACCGTAGAGCTGTGCTCCAAATGTGGGACGTAGATACCGATTTAAACAGAATTGGAAAGGATCTCCCCTGCAATACCAATATTTATTTTAAAGTACGTGATGAAGCACTACAGATGACAGTCTGTTGTCGCTCTAACGATATGCTCTGGGGAGCATACGGAGCCAACGTGGTACATATGTCTATGCTCCAAGAATATATGGCAACAGCACTCGGAATAGGAATGGGAATTTATCGACAACTAAGTGACAGTTTTCACGTCTATCACAACGAAGTCTGGGAGCGTATGAAACATTTAGAGATTGATCCCTTAACCTTTAGAACACAGACTAGGAACCCCTACGATGTATTAGAAAACCCTCAACACGTTCCTCTAATTACAGATTTTAAAAGATTTCCTTCCGAATTAGAAGAATTTTTTGAACTTTTTACTCAAAGTATTATATCGGATGCAAACTACCCAAGATTTGATCAAACTAACTGGGTCAACCCAGCATTTAAGGACGTAGGAGTACCTATGTTAAAAACCTTTAAATTACATAAGGAAAGAGATTATTTGAATTCTTATCGAGAGGTAATGAATATATTACCTACCGATTGGATGACAGCGTGTTTCGATTGGATTCGGAAACGAGATACGATGTGGAGTATAACAAAAAAGGAGAAAACTCATGGTTAATAAATGGGAAGCGATGCTCGCCATCGCACAAAAGGATTTAGATGCTCTGAAAAGGGCAGAAGAATCTTATGGGGATTCATGGAGGCGTCGAGGTGGAGTCGGTGCTTTTATGATGTTGGCTCGTAAGTTTGATCGAATAGAACACCAATGTGAAAAGCACGGGTGGAACATATTCGAAGCGGGCGAAGCCTTTAAAGGTGAAGCTGGTCTACTCGATGATATTCGAGACTTACGAAGGTATTTAATTTTAGTGGAGGACTTTGTTCTCCGCACTGACAATAAGGAGGAAGAAGAATGGGATTACTCGACTGGTTCCGAAGACGAAGAAAACGACCAATAGTTGCTGACCAAGAGGGCAAAAGTCCTTACGAACAAGCTAAAGCTATTATTCAAAAACAACGAGCCGCAGATGAACTTAGAGCAAAAGCTGAAAAGGATTCAGAAGTCACTTTAGAAAAGTTTGAAGCTGAAAAAGCGAAGCCTAAGCCAAAACGTGCCAGAACAGCTAAAGGACGTTATAAAGGAGACGATAAGTCTACCCCCGACGTTAACGAAGCATGGGAAGGCGGAAAGGCTCCAAAGAAAAAGAGCAAAGCTAAAAAGAAAAAGTAACCAATGCAACAAGAACCGTTATTTACTCCCGAAAGCGACTGGTCTATACCAGACGTGTTCCCTCAGTTTACTGATAAGGAACGCATCGCCGTAGATCTCGAGACCTATGATCCTCATCTCCTGACCAGTGGTCCAGGATGGGCGACGGGTCGAGGACATATAGTAGGTGTAGGGGTAGCAACGGAGAGTTGGAAAGGTTACTTTCCCATTCGTCATGAAGGCGGTGGGAACCTCGATGAGGCGGTAGTCTTGCGGTGGTTGAAGAAGACGCTTTCTTCTCCCAAGCGTGAGGTCATCTTTCATAATTCACTCTATGACGTGGGTTGGTTAAGGAGGGAAGGCGTAGAGGTCCAGGGCAAAATCCTAGACACTATCTTCGCCGCTCCTCTAGTCGATGAAAATCGACATTCCTACTCACTTGATTCCCTCGGACAAACATACTGTGGAGAAAAGAAAGATGAATCACTGCTGCAAGACGCTGCCTTAGCTTGGGGAATCAATCCCAAAGCAGAAATGTACAAACTACCTTCCAAATACGTTGGACCGTATGGAGAGCAGGATGCTGCATTGACCTTAAAACTTTGGGAAAAATTAAAAGTTGAACTTAGAGAACATAATAGTGAATCTATCTTCGAGATGGAATGTAAATTAATCCCTTTACTTTTAGAAATGCGAGGAAGGGGTGTTCGAGTAGATGAAGCTAAAGCCGAGGAGATAGGAGAAACTCTTTCTAAAGAGGAACAAAAGATCCAAGTGGAGATCAAACGCAAGTATGGTAATGAGGTACAGCTCTGGGCAAATGCCTCGCTACAAAAGATATTTGATGATAATAGTCTATGGTACCCCAAAAGCCCAACAGGTCTAGCAAGTTTCCAACGCCAGTGGCTCGAGGGACACGAACACGAATTACCACAACTAATTGTAAAAGCCAGAAAACTTAATAAAGCCAGAACTACTTTCATCGACAAGATGATTATGGAACATTCTTATAACGGCAGAATACACGCGGAAGCCCACCCCCTACGCAGTCATCGTGGGGGCACGGTCAGTGGTCGTTTTAGTTACAGCAACCCCAATCTACAACAGGTCCCTGCACGAGACCCCGAAATAGGAGGACTGATTCGTTCTCTATTTATTCCAGAGGACGGTTGCGAGTGGGGTATTTTCGATTACTCCCAACAAGAACCTAGACTAACCGTACACTACGCTAATCAGATGCATCTAACGGGGGCTAAGGACGCCGTAGAGGACTATACGGAAAAGAACGCGGACTTCCACCAGATCGTAGCGGATATGGCTAATATACCGCGTAAACAGGCTAAAACAATAAATCTAGGACTTAGTTACGGAATGGGTAAACAGAAACTAACTAAAGAACTCGGACTTGATGATAATGAAGCAGAGAAACTCTTTGCTCAATATCATACGAAGGTTCCCTTTATTAGGGGACTACAAGATCAATGTGCTCGTGTTGCCATCGATAGAGGGTATATACGAACTATTGCAGGGAGACGATGTCGATTTGACCAATGGGAACATCGGTTCGAAGACAGTGTCCCTCTACCTTTGGAAGAAGCAAAGGAAAAGTATGGAGATAATTTAAAACGGTCTTATACATATAAGGCTCTGAATCGTTTGATACAAGGCTCAGCGGCAGACATGACCAAGTTAGCTATGCTCGGTTTATGGGAGGAAGGAATAGTTCCTCACCTACAAGTCCACGACGAAGTCGATATATCCGTAGAGAACACAGACCAAGCTCAAAAAGTTGCAAGAATAATGGAAAACTGTATAGAGTTGGCTGTTCCCCTCGTAGTGGACATAGAACTCGGACGATCCTGGGGCGAAACGGAGGAAATAACATGAGAGGAATCTCACAAGAAAAGGCAAAAGAAAACGCACTTAGATACAGAAACATGTATGATAAGTGGATGAGTAAAGCACTAACCTTAGAGGAGTTGGGTAAGGAACACGACCTCACTAAGCAACGCATGTGGCAGATTATTACTCGTTGTAAACTGGGCGAGGGAGACTACTATTACGGCACGCAAGTGGCTCGGAATAAATGGTCAGAACTTCACGCACTCTACAACGATAAAGAACAAACCCGTCGTGCGTTCAATGAATGGTTAGAAGATAAGGATATTAAACTCATTATGAACAACCACAAGGTTGCACCACACACGGGGTGGGATTGGAGATGATAAATGAATACGGCGAAGGGGTTTGTTAGGTTTTTAGAACTCCTTCCTGTACTGGGGGTGGTGAAAGCTCACCCCCAGCGTAAAAAATATAAATCAAAGATATGCAAGCAGTGCAAACTAACTATAAAAGAACCAAAAAGAAGAAAATTCTGCTCTACTGAATGCCATAACGTTTACTGGCTACAAAATCAAAACCCTAAGAAAATATCAAAACCACAACCTTGTGCGTTTTGCAAAAAAGAATTTAACCATCCCCGACAACGCAAGTATTGCTCTGCGGAATGCAGAATAAACGCCAACTCTATTACCTATAATGACTACACTAAAGAAAGAAACTGTGTTCGTTGTGGGAATATCCTGCCTTATGGGGTAACTATCTATTGTTCAGAAGACTGTAGAAAAGAACAACACTACGCCAATTTAAAAAATCCGTTTAGCACTCACGGAACAGGAGAAAGAGCTTCATTACTCCCTTATGAACCCAACGTAATGCCCACGCATTATGTAGACCCTGAGATACTGTCTCAAGCGGAACTACATGTAGAGTGCCACGGGAGCGGAATAAAAGAAGACATGGAGGAAATAAACCAAATCATTATGGAGGAAAATATAAAACAACCTTCAAGGTATAAGAAAACTTTTCGCTCTCCCGAAAAAAGCGGTAAGTTGTACTGGTCGGTAAAACAACACGAAAACGAACGCAGAGAAAGAGCAGGACTATCCAAGATACCGAGTATGAGACACTCTAATTTAGAGCAACAACTTATAGACCATCACAAGGAAAAAGATAAAGACCCAATGGTAGCCGTAAGGGAGAAGAACTATCAAATACAAAAACATACGAAGGGGTTTGCCACCATTACCCCTATACGCACCAAAAGTGGGAAATCATTATCAGAGGTAATGGAGAATGCCAAAAGAAAGCAATCTATGGGCTCTACTTAGAGACAATCTACTCGACTTTCATCTTCAACGGATTGAAACGGGGATGACGGGTTCAGGTGTACCTGACGTTAACGGTTGTAAGAAGGGCAAAGAATTCTGGGTCGAGTTAAAAGAAATTCACTCGGGCAACTCACTCACTCTACGCCCTATGCAAGTTTCCTGGTTAGCAAAACGGGCTATGCATGGTGGACAAGTCTTTGTTCTTGCTCGGAAAAATAATGAAATTAAACTGTTCCACGTGGACGGTTTGGAAGGGGCTCAACAACTGGTAAAAGACGGTTTTAAATCCAAGGCTTTGCTTACGCTAACTATTCCTTACGAGTGGGAGGCTCTAAGTAGTGCTTTACTTTCGTAGCCCTGTACTATTTAATAGGGGGGTAGCTTAACGCTACGATCATTAACGAGTGCAATAGAAAGGAGAAATTATGGCACATGAAATAGAAACAATGGCATGGACGGGCGAGGAGCCTTGGCACGGACTGGGTGTTCAAGTTCCCGCTGATCTAACGCCATTAGAAATGCAGGAAGCAGCCAAGTTAAACTGGACGGTTAGCAAACGTCCTAGTTATACTTTGGATGCCCCGCAATGGCACGAGGATGTGGGTATTATCCAAGCGGAAAATACGTTCCACATTGTTCGTGATAATGATAACCAAGTCCTCTCCCACTGTGGTAGGGATTACATTCCTATCCAGAATGAGGACATCTTTAAATTCTTTAAACGCTTTACCGAAGCGGGTCATATGACTATGGAAACCGCAGGTAGCTTAAAGGACGGTAGAGAAATATGGGGTTTAGCCAAAATAGCTGAAGACTTTGAGCTTGCTGGCGACGACCTTATTAAAGGTTATCTTTTAATTAACCAACCGCATATTGTCGGTCGCTCGCTTACTATCAAGCTAACGCCTATACGAGTAGTATGTAACAATACTCTCACGTTCGCATTACAGCAAGGTGGTACAGCGTCTTTCCGTATGCCCCACGTTAGAGAATTCGGTAACGAGGTTATGGAAGCTGCAGAAGAGGCTTTAGGTCTTTCAGCAGAACGTATGACTGAGTTCCGAGAAGCGGCAACGCTACTTTCTAAGAAGAAAGCTAAACACTCTAATGTACTTGAGTTTATTGGGGAAGTTTACCAACCTGCGATTATCGCAGAGCGTAGACGTAACCTAGAACTTAAAGCCCAAGGTAAAAAGATTGGTGAGGAAATCCCTTTAATCGATCAATTTAATAATTACCCTAAGTTAGCGGTAGAAGCTCTCGAGCGTCAACCAGGAGCCAACTTGGCTTCAGCTAAGGGAACTTGGTGGGGTGCATTAAACGCAGTTACTTATGTAGAGGACCACTTGCGTGAGTCTCAACAAGAAGGCAACGCGTTACACAGTGCGTGGTTTGGTGCGGCAGCCAACCGTAAGGCAAAAGCCCTACAGTTAGCCGTTGAATACGCGAAGGTGGCATAATGGCAAAAGACCCAAAAACGTATCAGCTAGATGCTGAAGTGGCGGGTGTCATTTGGGCAGCATTATTCGAGTCAGGACAGGATGAACTGGCTCGACTGCTCTCCGACGCTATGATCGCGCAGGGTTGTCAGGAATTAGCGGGAGTTACGGACAGCTCCCTTATCCTGATGTTTTGGAAAAATTATATGGAGGACAATAATATATTGACCTTCAGACCACCCGATAAGGAGTTGAACTAATGGAAGAAAACTTTGAAGCAATGGATATTATCCACTCGGACGAAGGGGAGTTTATCATTGATAAAAATGTACCTTTCCCCGAGGACACTCGATCTTCTGCCAAATATCCTTTTCAACATATGGACGTGGGGGATTCTTTATTCCTCCCGCTCAAAGAAGGGGATAACGCCAAGCGTATGAAAAACCGCTTGTCTCAAGCCACTCGGACGTTTGGGAAAAAACAAACTCCCGAATGGCACTTTATCATTCGATATCGTTTAGAGAACGAAATCTCAGGGGTAAGGATATGGAGAAAAGATTGAACGCGGAGGAGTACATCAAACAACTGGAAGAGGAGATCGTTAAGCTGAAACAAGAGATTGACGATCTAAAAGATCAACTAAGTGGGGCAACCCCTGCTTATGTGGACCAGGATTGAGGTACTCGTTTTAGTGCTTTACTTTCGTAAGTTTCGTAAGTAAACTACTTAGTATGTTCTGCTACAGGTAGGACAAGGTTGCACCGAGAGGTGCGTGTGTTGAAAGAAGAAAGGAGAAAGACATGGTACAAGCAGTATCTGTCGGTAGCCAGAAAGCTACCACAAAACCTCCTGTTAAGAAGGTAGCATCCAACGGCAAGGCGAGGGCAACTGGGACTTCAATCCCTAAGCCTACGACTACGGGGAAAGGGTCTGCTCGTACTTTGTACGCATATAGCGGACAGTACCCTGAGAACGTGGATAAAACTACGGCTCAGATGCTTGCCTTGATTGACACGGTTAAAGAAGCCAAGAAAGCTGACTTAGATAGTTCCAGCTTTACGGCTCAAGACTGTGTTGCCTTAGCAGTGAAAGAAGGGTTCCTATCTACCAGACAAGATCCACTTAGAATCTTTAGGTTCTACATCAAACGTCTGATAGCAGAAGGTTACTTTTCTAAGGTGTAATGATTAGGGGGTGACTACATTAAAAAGCCTAGATTAAATTCGGGGTAGGTAGTCACTCTCGTCATTCATAGTACAATAACCAAAAACGGAGGAATGCATGAATGAATTGCATATTATTAAAGGGGACGGCACGGTGCATAAAACGAACGTTACCGCACTCGCTCGCCAAATTTCTATTGAATTAAAGAAAGAAGGGGACACTAAGATTATTAACACCGTATTTGACGCGGTGGAAAATTTAATGGGAGGTGGTGATGACTGAATTTACACACCTAGTGAACAAAGCCAGAGAAGACGCAGCCTTTGCTGAATGGGCTACTCAGCCCAAGTATCTATATATGGACAGCTCAGACGGCATCGTCATTACTAAGTTTAATGACGGACGTATTTGGTACGAGGACCACGGTAAAGAGACCTGGGAATTCCCTAAAGACTACAAGAAAGATTCTTTTTGGGAAACTTTACGACACCTTTGGGGTGGTCGTTAAGGTGCTTTACTTTCCAATTACTGCTACCTAAAATATAGGGGTAAGTTAAACGAGAAAGGAGAAAATTATGGAATGTAGTATTTGTGGAGATTCGATTAAGCCACATAAAAAACCAGATGGAGAAATCTACTGGACCAAAGGACATAATGCTGAACCCGTAACAGGGGGAAGGTGTTGTGATGAATGCAATACAGGAGTAGTAATACCCAGACGTATTCAGTTAATAAATAAACAATATTAGAAAGGAGAAAGCTATGCCAAATTGGTGTGACAACAGGGTCGAAATTTACGGAGATAATCCAGACCAAATAAAAGAAGTCAAGAAGACCTTAGCGGGCAAGGAAACTTGCTTTGATTTTAATAATATAGTGCCGATGCCTAAAGAGTTAGAGGGAACTACAGCACCCAATCCAGAACCCGATTCGTTTGAAGCGAAACGCTTACGCAAACAACACGGGTACGACAACTGGTACGATTGGTGTTGTGATAATTGGGACACTAAATGGAATAGTTCTGACGCTATGCTTAGTGAAGACGGAGACGGCTTAGAATATGAATTCCAGACCGCGTGGGGACCGCCCATAAAAGTGATCGAAGCTATCCGTGAGCAATACCCAGACTTAAGTGTTACCGCGTTCTATGACGAGCCTGGAATGGAAATAGCGGGGTATTACTAATGGG